AATGCGTAAAGTGTGAAATGCACAAGAAAGATCCTTTATTTTGGGAGACACATCAGACTATGACAGATGATTGGATTTGGTGTGCTAAGAAGTCTTGAGATTCCTGATCCATTTCAAACCTTTGTAACTAAAAAATATGCCAACGCTAAGGGCTATGTCCATGACTGGTTTAGCGGTGAATGGTCTTATACTTGCTCTACTTGTAAGGAAGACCTATTTGGTCCGTCCCGCAAAATTTTGACCAAGATTAGACTGTTTCACACACGCAACGAATGTCTTGGTGGATACTAATGACACGCAATGAGATCCTTTCACAGATAGAGTCCTTAAAGACTGCTAGAGGTGGATGGACTAAGGCTTCTCTTGCATCCCTTGGAGTGCCATGGCCTCCTCCTGCTGGTTGGAAAGACAGGCTACTGGCACAGGCAACAGATGTTCCTTGTGAGCATAAATGGTATATGAGAGAGCCTGGAATTCAGTGTGTAATTTGTTTTATCGTGTGGGAAGAGAGTATGGGATGAAAGAACCTAAGATTGCTCAGATGGATTGGCGTAGCCTAGGTTATTGGCCTGTATGGAAAGATGGAAAGAAAGTATGGGTGCCTAAAGATGATAAATCATTCGACAAAGATACAGAGAACTAAGATCTTACCATTACGATGGATAGGTAATTTTCTTGGTGGCTATGCTGGTAATCATTTAGTTAAATGTTTTGATTATGATGAAGATGGTAAGCATGGATTTGCTTATAAATACCATGCAAAATGCTGGAAGTATCTTAACAAGCCTTACGAACTATGGGGAACATATTACATTATAGATATGGATGCATGGAAGAGAGATTTAACAGATAGCGAGTCGCAAGACTCGTAGGGTTGTTCAAGTATCTCTATTTTGCGCCGAACTTAAAAACTTGACACCGCCCGAAGAAAAAGAGTATAATAGTTGTATGAGTATTGACGAAATGACATTACGAGAAGAGATTGCAAGGGCTATAGAGGCCTTACCCATTGAGCCATCAGTAACAAATGCCTTGGGTATGCGTATTGCTGCTGCAGACCTTGCTAGAGGCAAAGACAACTACATGACAGACCTCATGTTTGAATCACAGGTTGATTTTGAATAATGATCTGAATGTGACCAAGGAGGAGTGGCTTGGCTTTGCATTAAACAAGAGCATACTAATTCAGTCAGATGATCAAGAATGTGTTATTGGTGGGTACATTGATGAGTTTGTTTATGATGATGTAGATATATATGATACCAAGTTTTCAAGCATAGACGATGTAGACTACTGGTTTACTCTTGGAACAATACATGGTTGGATTGGTAAGACTGGTTGCGTTAAGCATGAGTTAGATAAGTTTAACTTTGTTTTTACCCTGCAAGATATCAAAATCTTATACCCAGACAAACTTCCAGAGATTAGAAAAAGAACACATATACCAGAGAACAAGGATTGGTTTGCATACCAAGCCAGTGAGCCTGAGATGACAAAAGAACTCCTAGAGAAAGCCTTAGAGTTTTCTGCTTGCGACACCTTAATAGATATTGGATGTGGTCTTGGAGAAGTTTTAAAGATTGGTTCTGATATTGGGTATAAGAATGTTATGGGCCTAGAGATACAAGAAGAGTTAGTTGATCTAGCAAGAAAAGATAATAGGCTGGAGATAATCCATGGCTCTGGATCAAACTATTTACTGCCAGACAAAAAACTTCATGTGTTTATGTTTAATCCTTTTAGTAATAATGTTATGATAGAGTTTTTAGATAACAATATAGAAAACATTAAAAGAAATAAGTCATTAGTTATATACAACTATGCCTTTTCTGGTCATCATTTAATGGTCATGTATGGTCTAAAAGTCATGTACACCAACAACTTTGCAATCATTTATAGTGCAGATTAAATATGATATAATAAAGTATGGCACAAAAATGTTTCTATTGCGACAAGACCGCCGAGTATAATGACTTGGTTAAGGAAGGCGACAACTATGTTGTTACTGGGGTCTGCAAGAAACACTCTACTAATTACTATGAGGCATCTTGAGTCAAAAAAGACATAAGAAGAACATTAAAAGAAAATCAAAAAAGCCAAAAACATCCAAGTTTGAAAGAAAGATTGAAAGAATAAGAGCAAAGATTATTAATGATGCTCTTGTAATTATTCGAACAAATCTTCTAAACAGTCTGGACAAAAAAATGTTGGAAGACCGTCAGAGTGATGCATTCCACCGTAATAAGAGTGTCCATCCCAACTATCTTTAATAAAATCACTAGTCATATATCCGTAGACATAAGGCTTCTTATTATCGTGCTCACACTGAGTCATTACTTACACCTTTCATTTGTTTTATAAAAAAATCTTTTATTAAAAAATTGTTTATTATTCCGTCATGATGACCATCTCTAGCCCTAATCAAATATTTATGATACTCTTCTGGTATTGTTTCTTTTGTTGGAAAATCAATATCATTAATATTTTTATTTATTAGATCTGACAGGTTTAACTCTTTAAAGTTTGTTAAGTCTATTTCAGAAAGAGCAAGAGATGTGCTAGAGTCTATGCAAGAAGTAAATAGTTTTATATTATTTGAATTACAATAAATTTCTAAAATTCTCATGTAGTTTTGTGTTTGAATAAAAAAATCATAGGAATTTGACCCATTTGATATTTCTGCTTTATCTCCAGAATATTTTAAATTAATTTTACTTAAAAACTTAGCACCATCTTCATCGTAAGTTACATGTCTTGTAAAATCATTAAACAGGACAAATATGGTGTCTGGGTTTCCAAATTTATTGCAATACTTTAAAATATTTCCAACAATCTTGTCTGCACCTCCACCTAAAAATGACAGGCATTGAAATGGTCCCTTATTATCAATAACTATTTCATCATACATAAGTTTTGACCATCTAAACTGCTCTGGCAATCCATCTCCAAATGTTGTTGAGCATCCAGAAAATAAAATATTATAGTTATCTTTATCTAGTTTATTAAAATCTTCTGATCTATGTCCATAATTATTTAAATAATATGTCAAACCTTTATCTGGCTTGATCTTAAAATCTCTTTCTTCGGCATAGGTTAGCATTATTTCTTTATTGTAATAGATTAAACTCTCATCTGATGGGTCTATATTATAAGAAAGAAAGGTTCCACCAAAAAATTCTTTTGAGTTTATATCATACACATATCCATTATAGCATGATGGCTGACTTTACAATATGGGCTATGTGGTGTATACTTATAATATGATGAACTTGCTGCTTTTAATTCCCGCTTTTATTGCTGGCTACCTTGCCTGCTATTTTGTTATGACCAAGGGCGTAGATCAGGAAGGAAGCAATTGAATACTATAACAAAAAACCTATTTACAGAAAAAGATGTTGAGGATATCTACTCCTACTTAGAGTCAATTGATAATAAAAAACGATTTGATTTTAAAGGAAGAACCCGTCTAGATTTTGATAATAATTTTCCATCACATTTATTAAAAAAGATAAGCAATATTGCAAAAAATAAAAATCCAAACTTAGAGTTTTTATCTGCTTATTCATCTGAATATAATTTAAAATATGGAGATCCTAGCCTTAATCCACATTTTGATACAACCCCTGCAACCTATACTGTTGACTATCAGTTAGACTCAAATATTGATTGGTCAATTTTTATTGAAGGTGTAAGGTTTAATTTAAAAAATAATGAAGCCATTAGTATTAATGTAAGAGAAAATGCTCATTGGAGACCACAAAGACATTTCATTGAAGGTGAAAGTACCACTATGATATTTTTTCATTTTATAGACAGAGAAAATATGCCAGCCATGCCGACTATAAAAGAAAATAGTGACCTCATGTTAAAATGGGATCACCTATATTCTATTTGGGAAAACTAATGACATTAATGACAAATGAGATTGTTGAACAATTACCACCAGAAGTAAAAAAAGCAGTAATAAAAGAATATCTTCAAACAACATACTACTGGTCTGTTGGCTTGCTTTCTTTTATTGTTGGTGTCTTGTTAGCATTACTAATTAAATAATCTCTAGCACCAGTAGCCAAGTTGGTTAAGGCCCCGAACTCATAATTCGGTTATCATAGGTTCGAGTCCTATCTGGTGTACTATGTCTCCATGGTCTAGTGGCCTAGGACTCCACCCTTTCACGGTGGCAACACGGGTTCGAATCCCGTTGGAGATACTAAACCTCTGTAACTCAGCGGAAGAGTAGCGGACTTCTAATCCGTTTGTCGCAGGTTCGATTCCTGCCAGGGGTACTTTACTTTTTAGGATGTTTTGGTTCGTATGGTTCGATCTTAGATTTAATGCGACCATCTTTATATAGTCTTACAATCCAACCATCTTTAATCTGCATTGGGTTAAATGCATGTGCTTTTTTCTTTGGCATTATTCCTCTACTCTGTGTACTTCTTTAGTTGACTTTGTGTAATCTTTTCCAAATCCCGCAAAACTTCCAGGATCTTCAATTGCCTCATCAGACTTTGTAACTGGGACACAGTTTGGAACCATCTTGCCACCCTGATCTTTCATACCACGCTGCACATAACCTTCCCAGCATGGTGCCTGCTTGTTGCTCTGATATGTTTCAGTTGGCATCATTGAGTCATCTTTTAGCATACAACAATTATATCATGCCGTTTAGTCTGTTATGGGTCCTTATCCTATGGCAGTTGGCACAAACCACCTCACACTTTTCGATCTCTTTCTTGATGGCCTTCCATGAAAAACCATCATGGATCATCCGTGATACATTGTATTTCTTGTCTCTTATGTGATCAAAGTCTAAGATAATATGATTACTGATTCCACAATCTACACAGCCAGAATCTTCTTTTATCTTAGCAAGTTTTCTTTTATACTCTTGCTTATTGTAGATATCTAACTCTTTGTCAGTCATTGCTTCTATTATACCCTGCAATATTAAGGCCCCACACAGGCAATTCACCTGACTTGCGCCACGGTCTCTATCCAATGGGTAACTAATCCATCACTAAGGTCCTGTGTGGGACAATTATATTGTAGCATAGGAAATGAGCAGTTTATAGACTTACTCAGGTCCCCCAAGTTGCGACCTTGGGCTTATCCGTACTCAGCAATATGGTTGCTAAAAGCAACTGCATGTATCATGACGGAATACTATCTATTATACTACTTAATTTTAATAGACTTGGGCTTTTTATCTTCAGGAACAATGCGTACTACATGAACATGCAGCATGCCATCCTTAAGTTCTGCAGAAGTTACTTCCATATATTCTCCCAGTGCAAAAGATCTTACGAACTTTCTTCCTGCGATGCCTTTATGAACTACCTCTGCATCTGTTACTTCTACAATCTCACCCTTAATAATTAGTGTTCCATTATCTACGGATACATCAATATCTTCCTTTGAAAAACCAGCAATAGCCAGCGAGATCTGATATGTGTCTTCATCTAGTTTAAGAAGATCATACGGAGGATATGACTGTGAGTTTGTTTTGTGTGCAGTATTTAGGCGATTTAACTCTCTGTTAAAGCCAATAAAAAAAGGATCATTAAATAGATCCATAGCGTACTTTGTTACCATGTTATTCCCCTTTCAAGCGAATAAGTTAATTCCCCCCATATTGGGCAGGTATATATATTATATCAAACAAAACTGATTTTGTCAAGCCTTACTTGGTCCAGTTAACCATGGAGTATCTTGTACCAGATGTAACCTCATTGACATTGTGGTTATAGATATATGCTGCAGGGAACAACAATAGTTGATTTGCTTTAGGCTTTATCTCTACACCAAATCTTGGGAATATGATCTCCCCGCCTTCGTAGTCATCATTAAAATAATAAACCATTGATATTTTTCTTGTCATATATAGGCCATCATCAACATGGTCAATAAAGAAGTTTCCTTGACCATATTTTAAAATTTCATAGTTTTCTTTTTGTGTCCATGGAACCTTAAATTCTCCAGTGTATCTGCCCAATGGTTCATAAAAATCTTTTTCAAATCTATTAAACAGTCTTTCCTCAACAAGTTCTTTTGTTGTTGGGTTGTTTGGATCTACTAAACCATTTCTTCTAATATTATTTATGTACATTGTATTCATGGCTTTTCTATTTATATCTTCTTTTAAATGTTTTTGATTGTGTGGAACCCAGGAAAGAACTTCTCGCTCAACAAACTTTTCTACATCCTTTATATATTGAGCGCCATCGCCTACATTGTTTACAACGACTATTCCAGTTGCTACTTCTTTCCAGTCCATAAATTCCCCTAAGTATAGTATAACTATAATAATTATACCATATTGTGATATACTGTTAATATGCAAACAAAAGATATACTGCTAAACGGCATGTTTAGATCTGGAAATACATACTTGGCTTTAGCCTTTGAAGAGGCTATGATCATAAACTTGCCTGATGATTTTGATTTTTATTCAAGATGGCACCTTCATAATCATACACATAACTCTGTCATGTTAAAACTTAATGACCCAGATAATGAAACCATACACTTTTGTATTTTTAGAAATCCAGAACAACTAATCCCTAGTTATTTTATGTTTCATTATTCTGCAGAACAAATTCTAGAATTTAGCGATCACGACTTTGTATTCAAGATAAAAAATGCCTGTGCAGAATACAACAAATACTTAAAGAACCAAATTAAATATGGTTACGCAACTGTTATATTGTTTGAAGATATAATTAATAATATAGATAGTGTTCTTGAAAAAATGTTAAACTCTTTAGAAGTAAAATATGTAAATAAAATAGACATAAAAAAAGTAAAAGAATCTATTTTGACATTAGATCAGGATAGATATAGGGATACTGAAGAATTTTATAGAAACTTTCACCTTCCAAGAGAAGAAAAATATCCAGAAATTAAAAGCAAAATTTTATCTACATTTAAAGAAATGCCAGAGTTTAAAATTCTTATGGATCAATATCTAGAAATAGAAAAGAGGGCCAAAGAATTGACCCCCTTAACTATATCTAACTGATTACTCAGGTCTTGCTGCGCCTCTTGGGACTTTTCGTACTGCTGCCTTTTTAGCAGGAGCCTTCTTAACTACTTTGGCAGTCTTAACTGCTTTGTCTACCTCTTCTACAGATGGCATCTTGCCGAATGCAGGATCGTTAGGGTTGGCTGCTCTCAATACAACGGGCACAAGTGCTCCAAGTAGTGAGTATGCTAGTGTCTTAGGGTCAGTTACTCCAGATGCATACATTGCTGTTGCTGCTCCAAGTACTGATCTTCCGTATGACGCTAGTGCGTTTTTGATTTGTTGGTTCATGTTTATTCCTCCTAGGATATAACTCGTGTTAGTATTGTGAAACCAATCCATAGACCAATAATTCCTGCGACTCCCGCAAAAACTGGTGGTGCTGGTACTGGCAATTTGAATGCAGCAAACACGACGCCACATCCAAAACCTGTTAGTGTTGATAAAAGAACATCTTTCATTTTTCTTCCTCTGGTAACATTAGTATAAGTTTATCATACGCACTGGTTATTCTTTTGATTAATCCATCTGTTGGCAGATCCATCACGCTGCCAAACTCCCTGAAGTACTCTATTTCAGGCCCAGCAGCCTCTTTAAACTCTTGAATAGCAACCTGTACATCATCTATGTAGTCAAAGGCCCACTCTCTAGATTCAGAGATAAACTTAACAAATCCTTCTGTATTCTCTATTGGCTTTATCTCATTATTTAAGGCTTTCTTTACACCCTGCTCTAAAAGAGCAGCCCTAAGAGAAAACTCTTCTAGATCGTTTCTTAAGGTTATTAGTCTTGCTCCTAAAACTGCAGACAACAAAACAAAAAACACAATAATCAAAGATAAAAATATTGTAAGCATTATTCACCCATTCTAAAGTTTATATTGATAACGCACCTAGCATCAGATTCTACTGGTGGTACCCAGCAATGAAACCTATTAGATTCAAACATAACTGCACGACCCTTTAGTGGGCTTACAGAGTTGACAATTGTTAAATCTTTTTCTTCAGTTACCTTATCCAAACTACCAAACTGATCATAAAGTATTGTGTCACCATCGCTATCAAAAACATAGTATAGCAAAACATTATAGTTGTGGTGTGTATCAACATGTGGAATTGCTGGTACTTTTCTATTACTTCTAAAAGACATATTTGATTTTATTCTATCAATACCAGACACAACTATGTTATGTTTTTTAGCAAATTGATCCAATATGTATCTGCCGACATCAACAATAGGTTCTGGGACATCTGCGCTGTTGCGTCCGCTAACAAACATTGGAAAATCTAAAAAGTCTCCATCAACACCAGAAACATTATCTTTTATAGATCCAGTTTTTGGATTAAAATAAAACGGCATTGCAAAAACTTCTTTTTGAATTTGATCCCTAACTTCAGGAATTAAGAAATCGTCATCTATAATGATCATCTGATCCACCCTCTCTAACTAACAGAACAATTGCCCCAGTATCTTCTAGGGCTTTTTTTGCCCTAACCATATACTCAACTGCACGAACCTTGTCTTCCCCATTAAGAGACATAAAATCTTTCTCACTTGCCCTCAATGTTAAGAAATTATCGTTGTCAATTATGTCTAGTTTAAAGTTGCTAGGAGCAAAATGCGATACTGATCTGAAGGCTCTTCTGTTTTGGTCTGTATACATTTAGTTCTCCATAGTCAAATACTTCCATGTATTTGCCCAATCATTTCTTGTCTTATGCTTGCTGAATTCTTTAGACAATTCTCCGCCCTCTAAATATATTCCACCCCATATGCCCCACTCTTTTTGTGAAACACCGACAGCAAAACAAGTCTTGGAGACTGGGCATTCAGAACATAGTTTGTCAATTGCAGGCCTGAGTAACTCATCTTCTTCGTACTTATCAAAGAACAGATTAGTGTCATACTCTAGGCAAGCAGCATCATCTTTCCAGTCATGCTTCATGTCTTATCTAACAAACCTATCTGGTATATCCCAACCATCTCGTGTTGGAGCAAACTGCTTTTGTAAATACCAAGAATTATTAATGCGAACACCATGCTTAGATGTTTGTGCTAAATCAGACTTAGATGAGTGCAGTACAGTCCAACCAGACCAACTTAACTCTTTATTTGAAGCAACAATCTTTTCCATTTTTTCTAATGTTTTTACAATCATTTTATATCTCCTTAGTATTTAAAAATTCCGACTTCGATATTATTTGTTTTTGCTGCATCAACTAGTTTAGAGGTTTGCTCATTTCCAGATGTAAAGTATGCAATATAATTAAAATCATTAATGTTGTCACTGATCCATGAAGGTGCAACCTTATATACTTTTATCTTTTTACCACGAGACTTTAACCCACGCTCTGACAAGTTTACAAACTCAGATACCATATCATTTACATTTCCTGGTCCTGCAGAATAGATATCAAAGTTTGAATCTTTTGGATTGATCATAGACATAGCAACGGCCATACCACGAAGAAGAACTGTGTAGTCCTTAAACTCGCTATTCCCCTGAATCCCCACTATCATTTGATAGCCCCTCTCTTAACTTGTCCATTATGAACAGCATCTTATCTAATTGTACCTTATCCATACCTATTGTGTCAACTACTCTTGAGCCTTCTTTGTCTATCCCCTGCTCGTTTATCTCTGATTCATAGAACTGGTTGTCTTTGATCCAGTAAGCCATGCCGTCTAAAATAATAACACGAACATTGGTTCTTTTCTCGTACTCGTATGACTGTGTTTTTTTATTTTCTACCTTAAAAATATCTTGTGGAAGCAATGGCTTTATCATTTCGTGTAAAGAACTTTGTGTAAAATTATATCTTTTAGGCTCTTCTGAAATGCTGTACAGTTTTTCAAAATACTTCATTGCAAGATAAAGTATTATAGTTATTGTTACTGCTCCAGCAATAAAGTCCATAGTTATCTCCTGTTGTTCATAATAACCCTAATAATTTCTTTTAGGGTGTACTGTTTCTGTTTATCTAGTTTCTTTACTTCTTTTTCATCTAATGCTTTTTTTGTTAATGAAACCATAGGATTTTTTTCTGTAATGTCCATCTCAATAAATCCATTTTCCCAAAGTCCAGATATTTCTGTTGAAAAATATGTAGAGAATTCATTATGAAGTTTAGGATTAATATCTTTTAATTTTTCTGTAAAGTTATAAAGCATTTCACCAGTATCAATATCAACTCCAGCAACCTCTAAAGCCCCACTCAAAATTAAATCTTCAAATATGCTTTCTTCATCCATTTAGTTTCCAAACCATGGTCATAGGACCCTTATCTATTAATCTAAACATGTGATCATTGTATTGATTAACTAACTTTTTATATATATCTGGATTAACTTCTCTTAGTTTGTCAGTTATCTTATAAAGCATTTGCCCGTCTTCATCAATACTATGTATCATGATTGCACCTTGATCTACTAGGTGCTCAACCATTGCACTTGTTCTTGGATTCATTTTACTTTCCCACAAATTCCAAGAACTGATCTCTTGTTTTTGTTCCGTTCATACGGTCTACTTCTCTTCCATCTTCAATAAGTATGTATGTTGGAACTGATTTAATTCCAAACTTTTCTAAAAGATCTAACTCTGTGTCTGCATCAATAAATAAAAAATCTATTAGCCCTTCTCGCTTTAGTTCTTCAGCAACAGGCCTAGTTCTTTGACATGGGTTGCACCAATCAGCAGTAAAGTAAAGTACATGTCTCATTTCCCAGACTTCTTTCTAGCCTTTGCAAGCGCTCCAAAATCTTTAACTTTGGTATCTCCAAGGTATCCCCAAGCATGACCATCATTAATCATCTTGTCGTTAATTGAAACTGTGTCTCCATCAAGGTAGACCCAGCCAAGAATGCGACCATACTTTTCTGATGAGTCCATCTTCTCTGTCTTGATCACTACAGACTTAGCACTGTCAATAGCATGCTTCAAATAAGCCTTTGCTTCTAGTCCTAAAGCCTTTTCAACCTTGTCTGCAGTGCGAGACTCAGGGGTATCAATACCAGCCAGTCTAACTCTTGAACTAAAAGAAATGTCAAACCCTAAATCAATTTCGACATCAATGGTATCTCCATCAACGACCTTTGTTACTTTCTTTACATAGTATTCAAACATTACTTTCTCCCCCATTTAACTTTATTCCAACCACGCTCATGGAAGTAATAAAGGATTGTTTTTGTAATTACCTCGAAACTTGCGATTGCACCTGCTGTAACTGGTTCTTTAGTTATGATCCAGGATATAACAAATGTATCTGCTGTTCCAATTATACGCCAGGTAATAGCCTTTAGTGCTGATCTTGCCTTGGTTACTGTCATGATGGCCACTCCATATTATTTTCTTTAGTGGTCCAGTTCCAGACCTTAGATACCCATCTCTTTACGTTTTTGCGTAGCCGATATAGCATGAATGTCTGCCCCCAAATCTACTTGTTCAATCTTGTATCCAACATCTCTACCGTATACAATGTTGGTAATGTTAGGTAGTCTTAGTACTAATGCACCATCCATAAAATCGTCTTTGGCAATATATTCTTTTACCTGATCGAACTTAAGAGGATCTTTTTCGCTTGTATTGTAGGTATTACGGACTCCAAGAAGCACTTGGTCAGTTCTCTTGCCAGCCTCCTTGTAAAGGGCGTGGTGCCCCTCGTGCCATGGCTGGTACCTACCCAGCATAAGAGTTGTAGGTGCAGACCAGTCATGTAGTTTAAACTGATTAATGATTACCGATGCCTTTTCATTTGCATCCCATTCATGGCTTATAAAAGCAATGTTATAGTTTGTTGGCATTTCAAACATCTTGTTGGTGTCTTCAAATCTTCCTTCTTCAATCGTGTTCATGAATACCAAAATATCTGGCTTGCCAAACGCAGCACGAGTTAAATCTGTTGGACATACAAAATCTACAATTACTGGTGCTACACCCTGCTTAGCAATAAGTCTTGCCATGTCACCCATGCGTCGTGCTTGCTCAATCCTGTCTTCAGGACTAAATCCTAAATCTGAATTTACGGTTGCACGAACCTCATCTGCATTTAGATGAATAGCATTAATACGCTCTTTTAGGGCCTTTGATAATTCTGTTTTGCCAGAACCAGGTAGACCAATAATCTGAATAATCATTTTTAATCCTTGACTAATTTTTCTCGTTCATCAACAATGCTAATCATAAAAGACATCATGCTATTATATCCATCTGGAATGGCCATAATCTTATTATAGTGATGCCCACAAAATAGTAGGTCTCCACTAATACCAGTGACTTTTACTAAAGCCTCAGCACTGCACCTATCGCAACGATCATGTGGAGATAGTTGCCATTCCTGCTTAACTTCATCTTTAATCATTGTAAACATTATACTACCGCTTTCTGTTGTCAGTTGAATAAAATCCAGAGCCATTAAAAACGGCTCCTATATTAGAGTATACACGAACTAGAGGCTTATTGCAAGTCTCACACTCATACCCTGGATCTTCTTCAGAAATACTACGAGTTTTTAAATATCTCACAGCACAAACCATACAATCATACTCATACGCTGGCATAATGTTTACTTTTTCTTTTTAAGTTGCCAGATTGGTAGGTTAATCTTTGTATCTTCTAGTTTATATCCTAAAATAGAAACAAAGAGTTTAATAAGTTTAATTCTCATTACTTTACCTTGTTTCCAAACTTAGCCCAGACTCTTTCATGTAAGAAATATCCAAGCGCTTCCCAACCAATGTAAAGAAGAGCACCTAAACTAGCATACTCCCATTCACCAGTAAACAAATAAATTACTCCAGCAACACCAACAAGGTGGAATGTTTCCCAACTTGCTGTCTTTAGTAAAGTTCTCTTAGTTGATTCCATTATAGAGCCACAGAACCCTTTCCTCCGCCACCTGATGATTTCTTTGCAGCAGGCTTTTCAGGTGTTGAGGCTACCTTGTTTAGTAACGGAGCATTCTCTTCTCCAGTATAAACTGGACGACCCCAACCAACTACAGCATTAACCAACTTCTTCTTATTGTTCTTTACATAGCCACGAGTCTTTTCAACACACATTCCTCCGTTGCGCTGATCTCCCTTGGCAGTTCCTGAAGTGTTTCCTTCAATAACCTGAATAGTTCCATCACCATTGTTCTTAATGCAAAGACCAACATGTGAAATACGATTTACGCCATCTTCTGGGAAATCAAAATAGATCCAGTCCCCTGGCATTGGATCATCGTTACGAGCATCTGACCAACGGCCTTCCTTCTTAAACTGATCTGATGCTGCTACTGTTGATGCAGACTTTGGAAACTTTGAAACTCCCGCAGTAAATGCACACCAAGAAACGAATGATTGGCACCATGGCTGGAAGTTAACCTTCATCCATGCACCATACTTTGTTTCGTTATCTTTAGGACCTTCAATAGTTCCTAGTTCTTTCTTTGCAACCGCAATGATTGCTTCTGCGGACCCCTTTGCTGACTTAGCAGATCCTCCTGATACGGGTTCTTTCATTACATTATCTCCTTTTCATTTTTAAAGGTCATATGACTCATGTCATTTACCTCTGTAAGTTTTTTATTTGCCATTTCTTTTGAAAGTTTTTTATATGCAACACACAGTTCTTCATATAGGTTGTACATAAAGTTAATTTCTGCCTTTAGTTCTTCTTCTTCTTCTTTAGTCATTACTCTGTCCCATCTGTGTATATCTTATCCTTCATGTTATGATACCAATTTGGTAAAGCATATCTGGTTCCGCTTGTTACAGCAGCAACCTCATGAACATAAACAAACATTGAAGGGAAGAATATTGCGCTTCCTGCTTCTGGCTTAATTGTTACTCCGTTACCAACATATGGAAAAGTGATTTCTCCACCCACATAGTCGTCATTAAGATACATTACAACAGAAAGCGTCCTGCTGCTGCTACCATGATCTGTGTGTGCTGGAAGATATCCAGCAGTCTCATACTTAAGGATACTCATGTTATCTTCTGTACCTTTTATACTTCTAGCAGCGTATGGATAAACTTCTTTTGAGTAATGAGCATAACTAGAGTCTAGGCCACTAAAAAGTCTATCAGATATAGATGAATATTCGTCATAATACATTGCTTCTTTTCTCATATCAGCACTTCTTGGTAGCCATCTTTGTTTGCAGAAATGCAATGTCATATCTCCGTGGGCATGATCCCAGTTATGCCATGGCTTTGCTACTCCATGCTCTGCATCTTTAACTCCATCTGCAATGTCTTTAACGACACGGTCATTGAGAGACTCAATGTCTTCTATAATCTTGTATGGATCTTCAATTATGTTTCTATAATATACAAGACCATCTCCAAGTTTTTCATATTTAAACATTACATTACCACCTTTTTCTCTACATTGAACAATCTCTTATCATCCTCAGTTAAATTTGAGTCATCCCCAAAAACTGGTGATGGCAACCCAGGAATACTTTGTACATGTTTCACATAAAGTTCTTGCCAGATAGCCAATCTTTGACGCTGAAAAGCAAGAAAGTCTGCATCTGTTATAAACTTATCACCATAAAGATTTTTCCAGTGATCTTTGCGAATTAGGTGAAAGAACAAAGCCTTATAGTTTTCTTTTGGATCATCAGAATTCCAGTCTGGTCTATAGTGAAAATCCATTTCTGGCTGAACAATAATTGCATCATTAGGCTTTGTTATAAACTCTTTGTCATGTGCAACAAATCCCCAGTCACGGTTACCACCTATATGAAGGTCAACCATATAGCATCCTGGAGACCAATCTAGGTGAACCTGTAAGAATGGTTTGCGACCTTCTTCTGTTATTTGATGATGTGCGTATAGGTAATAACCCAACTCTACATCTTTTGTTCCCAGCAAATCTTGCGTTCTTTTTATAGCCTTATCAAAGAAGTGTTGGGGAATTGTTATTGCATCTTCCCACTTATTCATCTGCTTTGTATAGGCAATATCCTTTACATCTTTTGACTCTAGTATACCTTTAAGTTCTTCAAAATCTGATTTTTCAAAAAAGGTATCAACAAGAAATGGATCAAAGAACAAAACATTCTTTCTAAACATTTCTTCAAACTTTAAGTAATGATCTCTTGAGCAGTGTGTCCACTGAATCATACTCTCATCTGGATGGTTTTCCAACATCGCAAAAGTAGTATTTCTAAAATTAATTGTCATATTTAATCCAAGTCTGGGTCAACATGCTCGTGTTGCGTGGTGTGCATATAAAGTAGTGTCGACCTTGAACCACTTTCCACTGATGTTATTCCGTGTCTCCACTTTTCTCCATCACTTATAAAAAATACTCCAGCCAGTTTTTGAGGAACATAAGTAAAACCAAATTTAGGGAAGTACAATTTGCCACCCTCAAAATCATCATTCAAATAAATTACAGTACTGTATTCAATAAATGCTTCTGGATCTTGATCATCAATATGCGCTAAACCATAACCACCAGGATTCCATGTTGATCCAAAACACTTAAATGTTTTTATTTCTTTTGTCTCGTTTGGATTCAGGTCTTGCAGCATCTTGTTGGATTTTAGTGCATACTTTTTTTGAATGTCCAGTACCCTGCGGTTATAGGGATATCCTGTACCACCGAACCTTGTCTTATAGTATTCTGGGTATGGGTTTACCTCAGACGGGGAATGCATTTCTTGAATAAGAATATCTGCATCCTCTTGAGATATAAAGTTTTCTACAATCATTGGTCTATTCATATTTTTCCTCCATGATAATTATACCACTATCCTATACTTCTTATATTTTGTGAAAATCTTTCGGCAGAAATGTTGTCTATCTCCATGTCTGGATCATAAACAATATCATTATGTGCATATGGAAGATAGTTTAGGGTAGAAAAGTCAAACCCTACTAGGGAAGACAGCCTTTCCACACAATACTTGCCATCAAAGAACTCATTGTTCTTTTGTTTGTATATATCTATAACCTTATCGTAGTTGTGCTTTATAGAAAAAGGGATATAGTCTGCGCTAAATATTCCGCCGTCTATTCTTTTGCACCATGCTGAAGGGATTGACTGAACCCTTATATCTAACTCTGCTGCGTACAAAGAAAATATGTCTTCTAGCCCTATGTACTTTAGCATAGAAATATCTGGAAACTTTCTGAATAACTGTGTATCCATAAATATAAAATCATGACTTATCCAGTTTGTTATCGTAGCAGTTGATGACTCAAAACTTTGATATGGTGGATAGAAGTGTGACTCTTTCTGAAAATGTATTCCAGCACTGCCAGAAATAATAACATCTCTGCCACCATGACCCATTACCAACTCAAGATCCCATCCTGGTTGAAAATAAATTGCCCCATCTACATACATAAAAAAGTCTGTATCTGCAGAATTTATGGAATCATTTAAAAAAGTGTAACTTGAGTTTATTCTGTCCCATCTGACATGCTCATAAAAATCAGAGTTAAACTTTTCTTTTCTAGAAACATTTACCTGATCGTATACGGAAACAATAACTTTGTTTTGACCACTCTGGTTTGATATAAGAGCATTGACTGCCTCTGGCAATTCTTTGCTTTTGTATCCCCAAAAATGTACAAATATAGTTTTCATTAAA